AGCCTTGGCATGATCTTGGCTGCAGTTGATGGACAGAACCGCCCTCTAGCAGTTCCAACGCCATCAAGTTCTGGACAGCCTGCCTACGCTTACGGCAATGGCGCTGCACAGTACGGCAACAGTGGTTACAGCATCCTTGGATTGCCTGTTTACACTGACGCAACTGTCAGCATTACTCAGGGTACTGGCACTGATCAGGACACCATCTACATTGGTAATTCGCAGGAATTGCACTTGTGGGAACAGGGTTCTGGCGAACCGATGATGTTGCGCTTTGAACAACCAAAGGCTGCTGAACTTGATGTAACCATGATCGTTTATGGTTACTCAGCATTTACCGCTGCCCGTTATGCCAACGCATGGGCACAAATCAACGGTACAGGATTGATCACACCAACCTTCTGATTGATATAAGTTGAGGTTGGCGCAGTCGTCGGGACTGCGCCAACCAACACTTAGGAGAATTATGAGCAACATTGAAAAACAAATCCAAGCGTTAGTGAATGAGCGTGCAGGTTATGTCTTGCGCAAACTTCCTGCACGCATTGCTGAAGTTGATAAAGTGTTGCGTTTATTGGGCGTAAAGCCTGAAGTTGAAACTGCTACGGCACAACCTGTGATTGAGCGTGCTGCTAAGCCTGCCGTTGCCAAGCGTTCTGCTGGCAAGCAGTAGCAATGGCAATCACTAATGGTTACTGCACCCTTGCAGAAGTTAAGGCTGCTCTACGCCTTACAGACAATGTTGATGACACGCTAATTGAAAACTCCATTGAGGGTGCGTCTAGGCGTATTGATGGTTACTGTGGTCGTTGGTTTTATAAGACTGCTTCCACTGCAGTGAAATTGTTTGCTTCTGATAATTACAATGTGCCTGTTAGAGACATTGCTAATGCAACCGTTACTGTCAAAACAGATAACAACGGTGATGGTTCTTTTGAAACAACATGGACACAGAATGTTGATTACCAGTTGCAGCCAACAGATGTCATTCTAAGTGGTGACCCTTACAGGCGCATTGTTGCTGTTGGTGGCAAAACATTTCCAATGACTGTGCAGCCACGCATGCCACAAGTTGAAGTAACTGCTTTTTGGGGTTGGGATGCTGTCCCTGATGATGTGCGTGAAGCCTGCGTACTTTTATCAATGCGAGGCTTTGCACGCCTTAACGCTGCACTAGGCGTTGTTGGCTTTGCTGATATGGCTTACCAAGTAAGGGCTGTTGATCCTGATGTGCGTGATCTTTTGAACCCTTATAAACTTATTGGCATTGCGTAATGGCAGCATCAGTTCTTGCAGTAGCACAAGCAATCCAAACACGCCTTGCGACTGTTAGCGGTTTGCGTACTTACGCTTATCAGCCAGAACAACTCAACCCACCCTTTGCCTATCCTGAACTGACACAGGTGAACTATCACAGGTCTATGGGTCTTGGTGATGTGCAGATGGAGTGGAATGTCAATGTGGTTGTTGGCAGATACACAGACCGAACAGCACACGCCAACCTAGATGCCTACCTAAGCGCAACAGGTGCATCAAGTATTCGTGCAGCACTAGAAGCCGATGCAACCTTAGGTGGCGTAGTACAAGCCGTGCTAGTTTCATCTGCAGCAGATGTAACAAGTATCAGTGAAGCAGATGCACAATTTTTGCAAATCCAATACCAACTCACAGTTCACGCTTAAGGAAACATCATGGCGCAATTCAAAGTTTTAAGTGACAATTGCACTCTTGGCAAACAAGGTGAAACTGTCAGCATTGATGATGAGTCTGGTATCAATGTTGCTGCACTTATTGAAGGTGCGCACATTCAAGCAGTAACATCAAAAACATCAAAGACAGAACAAGAAACTAAGGAGATTTGAAATGGCTGTGTTAGTTCTTAAAGATGCAAGCATCACTATTAACAGCGTGGCATTGAGCGATCACGCCACAAGCGTTACTCTCAATTACGAGATTGACTCAGTTGAAGTAACTGCGATGGGCAGTGGTGGTCACACCTTCACTGGTGGCATGCAAAACCTGAGCGTTGAAGTAATGCTCAATCAAGATTTTGCAACATCAAATGTTGAAGCAACCATTTATCCTTTGGTTGGAACAACTACAACTCTTGTTGTTAAACCAACTTCATCTGCTGTTGGTGCAACAAACCCTGTTTACACAATTAGCAATGCTTATCTTGCAGCGCACACTCCAGTTGCTGGCGCTGTTGGTGAGTTGGCTACAACTTCGCTTACCTTCACTGGTGGCACGATTGTTAAGACGGTTGCCTGATGCCTGTTGTAGTTCTTAAAGATGCTTTCGTTTCTGTTGGTGGTCAAGAACTAAGTTCACGCACAAACAGTGTCACGCTCAATTATGAAATTGACTCAGTTGAAGTAACAAGTTTTGGCGATCTTGGGCACAAGTTTATTGGTGGGTTGCAGAATGTTTCTTGTGAACTTTCGTTGCAACAAGATTATGCAGCAACCAATGTTGAAGTAACGCTGTATCCATTAGTTGGAACAACAACAACTGTGATTGTTAAGCCAGTAAACACAACCACTTCTGCAACTAATCCTGCATATACTTTGACAGGAACTTATCTTGCAGCGCATACGCCTGTGGCTGGTGCTGTTGGTGAACTTGCAATGACTTCAGTGACTTTCACTGGTGGCACAATCGCTAAGGCAACATCGTAAGAACAATTAGAAAAGAGCAGCGAAACATGAAGATCAAGATGGCAGTTACTTTTAATGATGGAACTGTAAAAGACATCACAGCAACCTTTGCAGATTTTGTTGGCTTTGAACGCACATGGAATAGAAGCGTTACAAAGTTTGAACAAGAGTTGCGCCTTACTGACCTTGCATGGTTGGCATGGCACGCAGAGAAGCGACACAACCCACAGATCAAACCGTTTGACCCTGATTGGGTTGGCACGATTGATGAAGTGAACATCAACAACGATGCTGAACCAGCAGCCGAAAACCCTTTAGCCAAGGAAGCGCCCACTGGCTGATTTCGTTTCTTGCTATTGAGTCTGGCATCACACCATCACAATTATTGATGGAAGATGAGACAATGCTTGAAACGATGTTGCAGGTAGTGAAGTGGCGTGCAAAGCAACAACACGCAGGGCGCTAGATTTATCTCATGGCTGATTTGATTTTTGCAATTGATGTAACAGCATTTAAGCCAGTGTTGCAGGAGTTGCTTTACATTGATCGTGAGATGTATAAAGCCACTGAAAAGGGTTTGAAAGACGCAGCCAATCCATTAGTTACCAGAGTAAAGGCAGCGTTTCCAAACAAAACTCTTAGCGGTTTAATGGTTGAGTCAAAAACAAGCAAACGCAGTCATGGTCCTTACCCTGTGTACCGAGTAGGCAAAGTGCGTCAGGCTGTCACAGCAAGGGTTGGTGGGCGCAAAAATAGTTTCACTGGTGCGTTCCCTATCTTGCGTATCAGGCAACGCAACGGTGCAGCCATGATCTATGACATGGCACAACACGACAATGCACCAAAGGGCACTCTTGCAAAGAACTTGATTGCTCAACACAAGAAGAGCGCATCACGCACCATGTATCCAACAGTCCGTGCGAACATAAAAATCATTGAAGCGGATTTGATTGCAGAGATTGCTAAGGCAGAACAAAAAGTGTCTGCAAGAATTGGTGCTGCTGGTGGGACATCTCAGTATCAGGCAGCAAGTGCACGAGCAACAACGCAGGCACGACACTCAAGCGGAAGGTTTGGCACTAAGTAATGGCAATTAACATTCCCCTGATAACTACCTTTGATAGTAAAGGTATTACGAAAGCCATTCAACAGTTTAAGAAACTGGAAGGTGGCACACAGAAAAGCGCTTTTGTTGTTAAGAACCTTGAAAACAATATGGGCAAGGCTTTCAAGTCTCTTGCAATGGTTGGCGCTGGTGCTGCTTTGGCTGGTGGTGCTATTGCCAAAGTGTTGTTATCTCAAGCGTATGAGGCAAAAAAGGTAACTGCTGAAACCAACGCAATCATTGCAGCAACAGGTGGCGCAGCAAGAATTAGCGCAGATGGTGTTGCTGCCTTATCTGACAAACTGAGCCAGCAAATTGGCGTTGATGATGAACTCATCCAGAAAACAGCAAACCTTCTTTTAACTTTCAAGCAAGTACAAAACCAGACTGGTGCAGGCAACGACATTTTTAGCCAAGCCGTAACTCTGGCACAAGACTTAGGTTCTGTCTTTGGTTCTGCTGACTCTGCAGCAATGCAACTAGGTAAAGCGTTAAGCGACCCCATCTCAGGGCTTACAGCGTTAAAGCGTGCAGGTATTAACTTCAATGAGTCACAGAAAGAAACAATCAGAAACCTTGTAGAGCAAGGCGATCTGTTAGGCGCTCAAAAGATTATTTTGAATGAAGTTGCATCTCAGGTTGGCGGTACTGCTGCAGCATCGGCAACTGGTTTTGATCGCATGACAGTTGCTATTGAAAATGTTGCCGAGCAACTTGGCACTGTTTTGTTGCCTTACTTTGAAGAATTAGCAAATTGGATAACAACAAATGTTGTGCCTGTCATCTCTGAGTTTGCAACAATTCTTGGTGATCAGGGAATTGGCGCAGCCATCAGTAATTTGTCTGGCAAGTTTCTTAATTGGATTGGCAATCTTAAAGGGACAGGTGAACTTGTTTATTGGGTGATTGCTGCACTTGCTGCACTTACTGCTGGCATCTATGCGTTTGCCGTTGCTGAGGGTGTTGCAACTGTTGCTGTTGCTGCCTTTGGTGTGGCGTGGAACTCATCTGGTATTGGTCTTATTGTCACTGCTATTTCAATGATTGTTGTTGCTCTAGTTGCAATGGCTTTGAAGTGGCAAGGTTTCCGAGATATTTTAATTGATGTTTGGAACGCCATTATTACAGGTATTCAATTTTATATAAATCTGTTTCTTGGTTATTTTGAAACCTTCATTAACGCTGCTATTTGGGGTGTGAACAAACTAATTTATGGTTTGAACCTAGTTAAGTTTGGTAAAGATATTGAAGAGATTGACGAGATAAATCTTCAACTCAACATTATGGGTTTACAACTTGACGACAACGCAAAGAAGGCAGCCAACCTTGCTCGTGGTATTGGTGGCATGGGGCAAGTTTGGATTGCACTTGGCAAAAATAAACCAGCAGCAGACCCCTTCAAAAGTTTGGGTGGCGGTGGTGCAGGCAAAACAATTAAAACTGCTACTGAACTTCTTAAAGAGTTCACAGACAAACTCAAGAGTTACGGCACTGAACTTAAAGCAGTCACATCAGCAACCAAAGGAATTGAAACAGCCAACAAAGATTTGGCAAAAGCAATCCAAGGTATTACAGATGCAAATAATGATTTGGTTGCAGCACAAATCAAGACAGCAGATGCACAAGCATATTTCAATCAAGTCCTTAAAGGCTTTGGTGCAGACAGCAAACAAGCAGCCGATGCACAACGCTCTTATGCTCAAGCACAGCGAGATGGTGTCAGGGCAGGCATAGACCTTGCAGATGCTCAGCAGGCTGTGGCAGCAGCGCAACAAAAGATCATTGATCTGCAGAAGGCTGCAGACCCAAGGACCATTCAAGAAGCCCAAGACGATATTACAAAGGCTACTTATGATCTTGCTGATGCACAGAAAGAGTTAGATCGTGCGCAGCGTCGTGGCAATGTGCGTGAAATTGAAATGGCAAGCATCGCTCTGCGTGATGCACAAAACAATTTGACTGATGCACAAACAGAACTTGCAGACGCTAACAAGGCTGCTGACCCACAAGCACTCATTGATGCACAAGAAGAATTGACCAACGCAGAACTAGACGCAGAAGAAGCACGGTTGGCATTGATTGATGCCACAGATGCAATTACTGCTGCACAGACATTGCTTAATGAAGCCATCAATGGCGCTACCGTTGGCACTGATGCTTATAACGCAGCATTGGAATTGCTGAACACGGCAAGGGCTGATGAGGCTGCAGCAGCACAAGCAGTCGTTGATGCCATTGATCGTGAGCGAGATGCACGAGACAAAGTTACTGAAGCCATACAAAATGAGGCTGATGCAAAGCGTGATCTGGCTGAGGCAGAGAAAGAACTTAATGCCGTGCGTGGCACTCTCACGCCATATCAGATCGCTGCAGCACAGGCAGCAACGGGCATCACTGCACCAGCCCTAGATTTCTCTGGAGTAGATTTTGAGGCTCTTGGCAGATACATGAAAGCCAAAGGTTTTCAAGGTCGTGCCAATGGTGGTCCTGTTATGGCTGGTACGCCTTACATTGTTGGTGAGCGTGGCAGTGAACTGTTTGTGCCAAGTACTAACGGCACGATCATTCCTAATGGTGCTTCAGCGCAAGGCGGTATGAACATCATTGTTAATGTTGCTGGTTCTGTAACTACTGAACGCCAACTGGTAGAGCAAATCCGTGTTGGATTATTGAAAGCACAGAAATCTGGAAGAGCAATGGTGTTATGAGCCTTCCTGATATTACTGTTTCTATACGCCCTGACTCATCTTTCGTTGCAAGTGGTAACGCTGTTCTTGGTTCAGTGCCTTTAGGTTCAATAGTTTTAGGACCACCAGCAATTGCAATGGTGGACTTAACAGGCACAGTTACCAATGTCAGTATCAAGCGTGGCAGAACTCGTGTAACAGACTCCTTTGATACAGGCACGGCATCAGTAACAGTTATTGACACAACAGGGCAATTCAACCCTGATAACACTTCTTCTAATCTTTATCCTTATGTTCTGCCGTTGCGCCAGTTTCGTATTTCGGCAGTTGTCAATGGTGTTGTTGTGCAGTTGTTTAATGGTTATGTAAGCAAGTTCACTTATAACTATGAAGTTGGAACATCACTCACCTATGTGACTATTGAAGCAGAGGATGCTTTCCGTTTGCTTGGTTTAGCCAATGTGGAAATAATCTCTGGCGTTAGTTTCGGTGAAACCACAGGCAATCGCATTAACGACATTCTGACTGCGCTTAGTGTGCCGAGCACCTTGCGTGCGATTTCAACTGGTCAATCTGTTTGTTGGTATGACCCTGAAACTGTGCGCTCTGCGTTAGAAGCAATCCAACAAGTTGAGGCAACAGAGTTGGGTGCTTTCTACATTGATAGTGATGGCAAATATACTTTTAAGAGTCGCCACGAAATCCAACAGTTAGCAGCAGGACTTGTAAATACTCCAATTGTTTTTGATGAAACAACAGGTTTGCGCTACAAGCAAGTTCAAGTTGGCTTTGATGATCAAGCCATTTACAACAGCGTTACTATCCAAGGTGAAGGCATTGTTGATGCAGTAGTAACAGACGCAACAAGCATTTCTAATTACTTCACCAGAAGTTATGTGCGTGGCGGTTCTTTAATAACAACAGACGCAGAAGCAATAGCACAAGCAACATTGCTATTAAACTCTCGCAAAGACCCATCACTAACGATGGACTCAATCCAATGCCAACCACTAGCAATGACAGATGCCAACGCTTACAAAGTTATTAACGCTGATGTTTTAGACCCTGTAACTCTTACCAAAAATTATGCTTCAGGTTCAATCACACGCACATTGACCATCCAAGGCATTAACCACGACATTAGACCTGATACATGGGATGTTACATTTGAGTTAGCAGAACCAGTTGGTGGAGATGCTTTCGTTTTGGACTCAACTGCTGCAGGATTACTCAACACCAATGTGCTCTCTTACTAAGGAAACAACATGGCTTATACAACCCTGAGTGTTGCATACATCAACGGAGATATTTTCTCTGCAGGCGACATCAACAACACAAACACAGTTGCTAATGCTTTGAGTAATGGCACAAACCAAGCACTGGTTGCAGCCAAGGGCGACATCCTTACAGGCAGCGCAACCGCAAACGCATTAGTTAAAACTACTGTTGGTTCAAATAACACTGTGCTTTATGCAAACAGTAGTGCTACAGGTGGCGTGTCATGGGGTTTAGTAACATCCGCAATGATCACTAATGGAACAATCACTGGCACAGACATTGCATCTGACACGATCACATCAACAAACATTCTTGATGGAACAATCACTGGCACAGACATCGCCTCAGGCACAATCACATCAGCAAACATTCTTGATGGAACAATCGTTAATGCAGACATAAACTCTAGCGCAGGCATCGTTGATACCAAACTGGCGACCATCTCAACAGCAGGCAAAGTAGCCAACAGCGCAACCACAGCCAACGCATCCAATGTTGGTTCAGCCATCGTGTTGCGTGATGGCAGCGGTAACTTCAACGCAGGAACAATCAACGCAACTTTTGTTGGATATCACTCTGGTAGCCATGATGGTTATGTTTCTTCTACTGGTTCAGTTTATTTTACTGATTACACTGATGCTGCTCGCTTTGGTGGTGGTGGTGCAATCACAGCAACAAGCACAGGCATTGTTCGTGTTGGTGCTTACACAGGTCTTGTTACTTGCATAACAACAAACGGCAACGCTGCCACCAACTATCACATGGCGTTTCATTATGCAGGCTCAGCAGTTGGTGGTATCACATCAGGCACTAGCAGCACATCGTTTAACACAACATCTGACTACCGATTAAAAGAAAATGTTGTGCCATTAACAAACGCATTAAACATTCTTGAACAAGTGAAACCAAAAAGTTTCAACTTCATTATTGAACCTGATGAAGTACAGCACGGTTTCATTGCACACGAACTTGCAGAAGTGTTGCCGTATGTAGTCACAGGTGAAAAAGTCT